GTCTGCACAGATGTGTGGCCGGTGGAAGCGCCGAAGTGGTCTGGCATCGCCCCTGCACTTGCTGTCGGATCGCCGTCGCAACGTGCCGCAGCACTTCAGAGCGATGCCAGTGTGGTCGTCATTAACTATGACAACTTAGATAAGCTAGAGGATTTATCCGGCTTCGACGGGATTGTGTTCGACGAACTGACACGGCTGAAGAACCCCAGCGGCAAACGCTTCAAGGCGCTGGATAAGCTGCTGGCTAACGTCAAGGTGCGCTGGGGGCTGACAGGATCGTTCACGTCGAACGGCCTTGAGGATGTCTTCGGCCAGTGCAAGATCATCGACCAGACGCTGTTGGGCCGCGCCAAGGGTGCGTTCATGCAGCAGTATTTCATCTGCACCAACCGCGACTTCGGCCAATGGGTTCCGGCAGCCGGCGCGCTGGAGCAAGTCATGGATCGCATACGCCCTGCGACGTTTGTGCTGGAGCCGGGCGAGTATAAGGACAAGCTGCCGCCATGTCATGTTAACGAAGTGCGCGTTTCGCTAACAGATCGTAAGCCATATGACGAAATGAAGCGCCATTATGTAACACGTTTCGGCGACGACCAGATCGTCGCGCAGAACGCAGCGTCGGTGACGACCAAGCTGCAACAGATGGCGTCGGGCTTTGTCTACAACCGCGGCGGCGATATAGGGTCGATATGGTTTAGCCGCCACAAGTTTGACCGGCTGGAAGAACTGCTGGCGGAGAACCAGCGGGCCAACACCATCATCGCTTACACCTATCAGGAAGAGTTGGCGGAACTGAAGCGCCGCTTCCCGCACGCGCAGACGATGGACGACGACAACGTCATCGAACGCTGGAACCGCGGCGAAGTCGAACTGTTGTTGGCGCACCCTAAGTCGGCGGGTCACGGCCTGAACCTACAGCACGGCGGATGTCACATGGTGTTCTTGTCGCTGCCGTGGTCGCTGGAACTGTACGAACAGACGGTCGGGCGCTTGCACCGCAGCGGTCAGACCAAGGATGTCTGGGTCTATGTGCTGCTGACCGAGAAAAGTATTGACGAACGTATATGGGCGGCGCTGCACGACAAGCGTGCGGTGTCCGACATAGCTTTAGAGGAATTGAAAAATGAGTAAGTTAAACTGGCGGTCGATGATCGCCGTGTTGTCCGATCTTACGGAAGCCCAACTGAAAGACGCGCTGGACGTTGAACTGGAGACGCACAAGCGGCCAGCCCTCGCCCGGCGGTTGCATCAGCGGTACTCTGCGATGCGGACAGCGCGGGAGCGCGGCGAGATTATGAAAAGGCTAAAGAAATGATAGACGACAAGAGCGAAGCCGGATCGTGGGCTGAAGCGTTAGCGTTCAAGGACGCCGTCAACCCTGACCATTACAAGTCAGGCGGCATAGAGGCCATCGACTATATTCAGGCCAAGCTGTCGCCGGAAGAGTTCGCCGGTTACTGCCGCGGTAATATGCTGAAATACTTGAGCCGCTTAGGCCATAAGGACGAAGCGGCTCAAGAGATGCGTAAAGCTATTTGGTACGGTGAGCGTTGGTTACAGGCGAGGGACACTCGCGCGTAGGAACGCAAGAGCGCCCGCGGTAAAGGCAGCGTTAGCCGCCGTCATCAAGTCTGCGTCGCCGACCAGATAGCTGGCGGCGGCGCTGAGAACGCCCATTGCAGCCAGAACGTATGTGCGATAACCTTTAAGCATATTACTTCTCCTTCGGATAAAACGCCCAAGGCAGTTCCCAATGCGGGCCGTCCTTGAACGCACGCCAATCGCCGCCCCATTGGAGCGGGACTTTCTCGTCCGCCGCAGCGGACTTTACTATTTTAGCCAGCCGGTGATACAGTGGCCAATCCCATGAAACTTTACCGCCGATCATCGGCGCCAGATCGACAGCGTGACCTGTAATGTGGCGCGAGTTCATCGTCTTTGACGCGCCTTGGGCGACCAACTGCTTCTGGCGCTCTACGGTACGTAAGCCTTCTAGCACCGTGAAGTCTAGGTCAGACAGCGCCGCAGCCTTCTTGACGACACGCACCAGATCAGGGTGTACGCCCTCAAGCCGTGACAGACTGCGCTGGCCGAGGATGATGCTCATGCACCAGCCTTGAGCAGTATGCCGACCAACAGCAGAATGATTGTGCCGGCCACGGACATACCTATGGTTTCAAGACGCTTCAACCGCGCACAGATACTTTCGTACCGGAACGCGCAGACCTGTTCGTGCGTGTTGAGTTGTGCTTGGGTCTGGTCAATAGAAGTCACGGCGTTGCCTTTTACTGGTTGAAGTATTGGTTTAGGATTTGTGCAATCGCGTTACGCGATGCAGGATTTAACTGCTGCGACACTTGCTCCGACATACGCACCGCCGTCGGAAACTGGTTCATAGCCGCCGTCATGTTCGGGCCACTCTCAAACGCTTTAGCCAACTCTTGCTGCACTTTGGGCGACATAATGGCGCGCTGGACTTGGTTAAGCCCTTGACCGGCGTAAGCAACGGAGGGGAATTGGGCGCCGACAATACCGCGCACGCCACGCGACAGATAGCTAGGCTGTTGTTTGGCTAAAAGGTTTCCGCCAGCTGTCGCGCCGCGCCCTTCCAACTCAGCCATACGGTTAAGATTTTGCAGTTCGTCCGCGGTCATCTTCATGGCGTTGTAACGGCGCGGATCGGCAAGCGCCATGCCAGCGATGTCAAACTGGCCCGTACCCATGATATCTTCGACAATCTTTGGGCGTTCGCCACCCATAAGCGCGATAAACTCGTCAGGGTTTTCTTTAGCTAATTGCGCGCCTTTAGCCGTCAAATCTTGACGATTAACAGTTTCAAAGCCTTGGCGTGTGCGGGTAAGATAGTCTTTCCACCCCACACCGCCAGCGCCTTCAACGGCGTTGTCAATCATTTCGCGGGCGCTGGTCAACAGCGACGCGGTACGTTCTTTAGTGCCAGACCCCGGCTGCCGTCCACTAAGCAGCGTATCTACAATGTCGTTTAAACCGGTCTTGCGGATTTGGTACAAGTCGCGCGCGTCAATGACACCGTTAGCGTCCGCTAAACCTTGCAGCTTATCCGCCAACCCTGTGAGCGCGCCGCGCTGAAGTTCGTCTGCGCGTGTGCCGGGTTGCGCTGCCATGCTGCGAAGCTGCTGCACGATAGGGGTGACGCGTAAAGGCTGCATACCTTCAGCGGCCAAGTCAGCTACGACATCTTCCATGTCGCGTGCGGTATCCCGCAAGCCAATCTGCGCTGCAATAGCATCGTCCGCGCGCTGCCCAGCGGCGCCAGCTATGCCGCGCGTTTGCTGTATAAGCCCCATGTCAGGGAATATAGCGGGTGTATCCCCCATGATAGCCGCTTGTTCGCCCGCACGCTCTTCCAACCCGCGCATACGCGGAACAAACCCAGAAGCAGTAATCTCATCCGCTTGTTGGCGCGCGGCGTTTGCTAACATTTCAGCAGCCGGTACTGTCTCGCCAGCAATGTTAGCGCGGGCAAGCGCCGCGTCGCGGGTCGGCCCTGTCGCTTCGTTGACGGCGCGGCGTTCAACATTTGACGCGGCTCTTTGCGCTGTCGCTGTTTCACCGCCGGAAAGCGCCGCCAAGCGCGCTTCACGTTCAGCGGCTTGTTGTGCCAGTATACGAGCGGGCGTGTCGGGATCAATTTGCTCTGCTACAATCTTGCCCACACCGAAGAACTTGCTAGGCTCTACCCCTGCGTCAAGCAAAACTTGCTGCGCTAGGCGCTGGTCGTCTGGTGATAGGCTTGCGAAAGCCCTTTTGGCCGCTTCGACATCTTTCCCTAGCGCTTCACGGATAATCTGGCCTGCTTTGACGGCAGGCATACGTGTAAGGTCAATAGCCCGGCCACCAAGCTGCTTTAATACAGAACCCAAAATAGGTAGGCCGGCTCCAAACAGCGCGCCTTCGGTCACGTCTTGCCCTGTCAACGCCGCAGTAGCCGCGCCCGCCGCGCCGCCGCCGGTGGTTCGTAAAGCAACGCGGCCTAAACGTGTAGGCGCTTGCACACCAATACCGCCAGAAGAAGTGGCGCGTGCAACATTTGCTAAAACATTACCGGCTACAGGTATTTTCGATACCACAGGCGCAAGCACTTTAGCAGTGCGCGAAACCGCTGCGCCCGGCCCTATTGATTGACCAAGGCTGCGCGCAAGCGGGCGTTCTTGAGTTACCAAAGCATTTGACACCGCGTTAACCGCGCCGCGCCGCTGCGCCTGCGCCTGCTGTACTGCTTTCTCGCCAAAAATTAATTTTGATACAGGGTCAGTAAACATGGCTGCGGCGTTATACGCGCCTTCGGGGATACCAATCAGGATTTCGTTAATGTTGTCTAACACGGTATCAACCGCACCGACGCCGCTGCCACGTGTTCGGCCAGCAGGCTTTCCTGCCTCCGGAAACTGCGCCAGAATTTTAGCTTTAACCTGTGCGTTGGTCGCGCCCGCAGGGCCAGTGATGCGGTAGGTGCGACCGTTAGGCGCTTTCATTTCATACGTTGGCATTAGTTACCTACCTGTTTGGCGCTGCCCCAACCGTCGCTAGATTTAGTCGGCGTGCTTCGTTTAACCGCGCCGCCACCAAAGTCTATCTTGGCTACGGTTGCTTTAAGTCGCTGTAGCTCGCGGTCTATCTCTGGCGTCCACATGACGCCGGCAGCAGCCTTGGAGTTTTCAATAAAGCGAATGGCGCGGTCCAGCTTTGCTTTGCGCGACTTCGGTGTGTCTTGGTATGTGGGGACATAGGTGTTTTTGTAGTTGGCTTCCTGCGTCTTAGACGTACCCGCACCCGTGTTAATAAATGTAACGCCGTCCAACAGTGCCAGAAGAGCGCCTTCAAACCGTTGACGCGGGCCACTCTGGGCAAACTTACGGGCTTCATCTCCGTAAAACGGAATTAGTGATGCTGCGTATTCGGTTCCGCTGGGAGCCGCAGCGGCGGATGACTCAAGCAGCGCATCGGTCGCCTCTCTCATTGAGTCCGTCATGTTCTGGGAAACTGTCCCAAACCGACGCTCACCTTCCGTCGATGGTTTAGCTTTTGCACCCGATCCTTTAACCACTATTGGTGCGCCGCCGCCGGCTGCACCGCCGCCGCTTGTGTTACCTGTTTCAAACTCGCGCATGGCCTTCGCCACGGCAGGGATTTGCGCTGCGGTTATAGGTGCGTTAATATTCACGCCCGCTTTCTGTGCAACGTACTTCTTGTAGTTGCTGACAGACGCCGCGCTGTTTTCTGGCCCTTGCGGTGCATAGCGGTCAATGATCTTGCTGACCGTGTTGAAGCCCTTGTTGACGTAGCTGCCGCGCAGCAAGTTTTCTTGTGCGGCAATACCGGCTTGCGGCGTATCGAAGGTAGCAAAGCCGCCGCTCGCGCCAGTGTAACCGGGCTGCGATTTAGCAAACGCGCCGTCCTTGAGTGCGCCGGGGTTGGTCTGCAATGCAGCAGCGACGCCACCTTTGCCGGGCGCGCCAGCGGACGGTGTCGTCGTAGCAAAGCTACCGCCAGTTTCCTTAGGTACGGCCCTGACATTACCTTGGTCGTCTGTTATATATTGCATACCTTGAGCGACTTGGATGCGCGAACCGGGTACTTCAGTTGCGCCGGCGCCGCCAAATTTCGGTATACCTATAATGCGCTCTTCAGTACCTGTGGTCTGCTTTATGTACTCTTGTTCCAACTGCTGCGCCCCGGTCAGCGTTTTAGCCGCAGTGGTTTTTCTCCATTCGCCGAACTGCACGGGATCGGTTGGCATAGATGCTACGGCGTCTGATAACGCCCCTTGAAACATCGGGTCTTGAAATTGAGGTATACCGGCGATGCGCTCTGCAAACCCGACCACTTGGTCAGGGTTGTCGGCGTTCTTCAGCGCCGTGTAAACAAAAGCCTGAAATTCTAATTTGGTTTTAAGGTCTGCCGCCGTAGCTTCTGATTGCGCTTTAGCAAACTGAGGCTCAGCCAAACGTGCCGCACGCGCTTCTTGCGCTGCGTTGATGTCCATTGTCTGCTGCGCCTGCTGCGCTTGACGCTGCGCCGCCTCTGTTTGCCGCGCCATGTTCATAAAGTTGGCAAACTGTGCGGTCTGACGTGCAGGATCGGGAAGCTGCGGGTTGCGTGCCTGAAGGGCTATCATCTGGTTTGCCATATCAATAACCCCTTGAAACGCCCGGCAGATAATTGTTTGTACTAGAACCAAAAGCGTTCCCTGAAGAACCGGCGCTGCCGCCGGGCGCCCCGTTGTTGTAATAGTTTATCATGGCGTTGTTCAAAGGTGCTTGCGCTGCGTATCCAGATATTTGACCTAGCGCATTGTTAAGCGCGTTAGCCTGACCGATGTAACCTGACGCGCGGGCTTGCCCTGCGTTATAAATGTTCGACGCTTCGTTCTGGCCCATCTGTCCGGCAGCGCCCGTAAGAACGTTAGCTGACGATTGACCCGCGCCCATCAGCGATTGCAACGGATTTAGCTTGGCTGCGCGCTCTGTCTGATAACGGTTAAACGCGTTCTGGTATTCTTGGCTGGCTAAGTCCTGCCCGAAACGCTGCACACCCTTCAGGGTGGAGCCGGACAACAGATTGCCGCGCGCGGCTGCTGACCGCTCTAGCGCCTTCATGCCTTCCGATTGACGGAATGCGTAACCGGGGTCTTGCTGGAACTGTTCAGTACCAAAGGCTTTACCAAGGCTGCCGTAACCGGCAGCGGTCTTGTCGCCGCCGATGCCCAGCAACTGCATAATCTCATTTTGCGCTGTCAGGCCACCTTGGCGAAACGGCTCTTGCAGTTCCGTCTGCCGCTGGAACATGCGCTCCTGCGCTGCGGTCGCGTCTTGCGCCGCGCGCTCTTGCGTTTTAGCGGCTTTACTAGACGCTTTGCTGGCTACTACGCCGCCGACAACCGCCGACCCGACTATTGCTGCTGCGACCATGTCAATCCCCAATCCATTTCGTGTAGTAAATCTCTACGGGTTCCATTTTCAGATACTCAAATAGCCTAGATGCGTCCTTGTGCATTTTGGAGCCGTAGAACATACGATGCACGCCTCTCCTTTTAGCTTCTTTTTCGACTAAACGAAAGAGTTTTACGCCACTAAATCCACCACGCACATCTGGGTGCGTCCAAAAGATGTCCATCGTCAACGTCAAGCACGTCTTGTAATGAAACCCCGGCGCGATAAAACCGATGAAATACCCCACTAAACGGCCAGTTTCACGCAGCGTAACTAGCAGCAGTTGTCCTGCGTCGTCGCGCGCTTCGTACAGATCATACTGCGGATCAAGCGGCACTTTATCTTTGTTCAGCGCCAATTCTTCCCAATGAAGGTCGTAGCACTCCATCAATTCGGGCAAACATTTACTGTAAGGCTCGACTTGTGCCGTAATCATTATGCGCTCCTGATGTCCACTATGCAGACAATCCTATCATCGGCGCTGTTATTTACAACAGAATGTTGTACGCGATTGTTGACCCACCACACTTCGCCGGAATAAAAGTTTACCGTCTCGTCACCGGAATGAAACAGCGCGCCGGGTAATGACTGCAAAGCTATCTGGTATCTGGTGTAAAACTCTGCTGGCGCGCCGCCGTCAACGTGCGGAGTAATGACACCGCCCGGCGGTAGCTTAGTGACAATGCAGCGGCCCAACTGCACACCATCAACGCGGCGCATAAGGTCTAGCACCAAGCGGCGCAGCGACGGCAACTGCGTCCAAGCCGGATAGGCTATCGTCTGGATGTCGTTGACAACCGCTTCGGGGTCTGTCGGAACTTCATTAAACCAAAGCCAGATGTCACTGACTTCAGCGTGCGCCGTGTCAGGGTGCTGCGTCCGTAACGTGTTCTGGTCCCACAACTCAGGCTGCGTAGCCAGTTCGCGCATGACCGGAACAGTATCCACATTGTCTGCAAGGCGCAGAAAATTCTGCATTAGCTAACCAGACGGCCCGACGCGCGGATGTTGATGGCGGACGCCGTGCCAGCGATTGTGCTGATGAAGCCATTGTTAGGCAGCACATGGCCGACCAGTTCAGGAAACGTATAGGTCTCGCCTGCCTGAAGCGTTTTAGACTTGACAATCAAGTTGTCGTTGCCCGCGGTACCCGCAGCCGTCACAAGGTTGACGCTGATCGTCGCCGCGCTGACGCTGTAGTTAGTCGCGGTAAACTTGTCGATGATCGTCTGCACGCCGTTCGACGTGTATTGTGTTGTCTGCGCGTTCTCCGCTGTCTTGGCGGGGATGATGTTGCTAATTGATACGGCCATGTTAAACTCCTATTGCTCAGTCTGCGTTACAGCTAGTATAGCAGCAGGCGCGGCTGGCGCAAAGGCTGTTGCTGCTACCGTTGCGATGCTGACGTTGGTGCTATCAGATGCGTACATGACTTCGATATAATCCCCGGCAAGAAGTGAAGCGACCTCGTTCAGTGTCACCACCAAGTACCCGTTGTTAAGCGTAATAGACGCAACACGGGCTGAATTAGGGAAGTCGGTCGTACCGTTCTTGCGTAGCCAAACCCATATAGATTTCTGCGAAGAGTTAGTCGATGTAATCTGTACTGATACTGCGAGGTTATACAGCCCTGCTTGGGCAACGACGATACGTGATGTAGGCGTCCCCCGCGACACGCCGCTTGCGATTTCGGTATTGGTGAACGTCAGCGCATAGGCGGTATTGGTGGCTGCTGGCGATTGGGTATCTGTTTTCGTAAACTCGCCGTAGTATAGCTGCTGCTCAATAGTAGGCCGCACAAAAATGATGCCATCGGTTGTACCAACCTTTAGAACCGCTGCCACAGGGATGACGTTATTAGGTGCTGTAGGTTTTACGTTTGTGAACCCACCCGCAACAGTTGGAGATGCGTAAAGGATATCACCAAGTGCAAACGCACTGGTATCTACCTCGCGGACAAAACCGAAGGTTGTGCAGTAGCCTTTATCCCCCGTGTCTGGAAGGTCATGTGTCATGACTCCTACAATATAGAGCGTTGGTGTGGAACCGTTAGCTAGGTATGGTGCGACTGATAGCGCGCTATCAGGGACTGCCCCTGTGAAACCAACGACAGTGCCGTTGGGGATAAGCACCCCAGTGTTGTTCTGGACGCGAGCATAAGTTTCCAAACCTATCTGCTGAACAACGTCGTATTCCATGCCAAGGTTAAGCGTCTGATCGGTGTCATTCCACGCCATGCGCGCAATTTTGTCTACGTAAGGGGCGTTCTGCTCCCAATCCATGTAGTTAGTACGCGACGTATTTGAGTTTTGAATTGCCGGCGCCGTCGCAGTTGCGTCACTTAACGATTGCAATTCCGCTTCTAAAGACGACACCGCCGATACTGCGTCAGGCGCGCTTTCCAATCCCTGAACAGCCTCACCGAATACAGCGTCATAAGATGCCAGCAGTGATGTAGTGTCAGGGGCTAAAGAGACTTCATCTTGGTTAGTCTGCGCAGCGGTCAGCAGCGACAAGAAGAACCGATACCATTCACGGCTAATCGCGCCTGACCGCGGGTCGATAAACTCAACACGCGGCGGCGTTAGCTGGGTAGGGTTAATCGGCGAATAGGCCATTAGGCACTCGTTCCACTGAGCAGCAGTTCAGCGCCCATGACGTAAATCCGCACGGGGTCTGTACCTGACACTTCGTAGACGCGGTCGCGTATCTTCAGCGTCGCACCAAGGCGACGCCAGATGGTGCGATAGCCAGACCGGCCAATCTTGCCCATAGACTTCCAGTGTTCGCTGGACCATGTGTGGCCGCCATCGTCCGACCAGCGCAGCATGACTTGTGGGTCGCTGCCTTGGCCGTTGTTCAGGCCAACGCCTGTCTCGCAGTCAAGCTGCATGGAATGCTGGATAGTACGCGCGAGGTTGTTAGCGCCTGTGGGCAGAGCGCGCCATGACCGCAGCCATTTCTGCGGTGCGCCGTCATCAGCGTACACGTTCAGGTCGAACGCATAAATCTTGCCGTTCTGGTAGTCGCCGACAACCGTAGTGGCGTTGAAGAACATCTGGCTGCTGGCACGGTGACGGTTAAACTGTCCGTTAGAGAACGACGCCCGCTCATGCCATGCGCCCGTAGCGACATCATACACCCATGTGGTGTTGGCGCTAGGGAAGTTCAGGACGTAGAAGCTGTGGCCGTCCTGCTGGTACGTGTAGCCGGTCGCGTCTGAAATGTCGGCATATTCTTGCATCTGCCATTCGATAGCGTGCGTAGACACGCGCTGGCCGATGTAGCCCGCGGCCTTGTAGACGATGCCCTGACCGCGTGCGTCCTTACCCAGCCAGTAGACTTGATTGTCCATCTTGGCGATGCTGTACGGCGCCGCGCAGCCTAGTTCGTTGAACGCACCTTGGATACGTGTCAGCGGGAAATCGAGCAGCCCTGCGTCGTACCAGACTTCGGTCGAGTTAGAGCCAAACACCCATACTTCGCGGTGGTCCACAAAGATAGCGACCACATTGTCTGGGTTGCCTTCGGCGCTGGCAAACTCCAGCGGATCGACAGCCGTACCGTCGAGCAGCGATGTTACCCAAATCTTTTGGCTGTTGGGTTCGTTGAACGTGAAATAGCCGTCGATATAACCAACTGTGCCTGCACCGGGGAAGTCAGGGTCGGTAATCTGCTGGAACACATCAGTGCTGGCGTTGTAGATGTAACCTTGCGGGTTAGCCGCAATGAATAGCTGCGTGCCGTTGTCAGCCATGCTGACAGGGCCAGAGCCGCCCACAGTGCCTTTAGCGACCGCGTTCCAGTTGCTGTCTATCTGGTATAGCGTCGGACCAGAGACGGCGTAGCCGTAATTACCAAACTGCCACAGTCCGCGGATCGGGCCAATGCCAACGGTCGCCAGCGCAGTCAGCCCCGGCGCGCGCTGAAGGAACGCAGGCTCCTTGCCGCCCTCTGGAACAATCTCAGGGAACAAATTAACCATGCGGTTGTCGGCGGCGTTGACGCTTCTAGCGACATACGCCGACCCAAGGATCGGCGTCTTCATTAGTAATTGCCTGCGTAGACGTTGAACCGCTGGCGTGTCGCTACAAGGCTGTACGGCATCGACATGATGTCATCAGGGTTGTTGATGCGCTTGATGTTACGCTTCGACGACATCGCCAGACGGCGGACTTGCGACGAAGGCTCGACACCGAACTCAGGTGCCATTTCGCACGCCAAGTTATAACGGAACGCACGCAGATAGCCGGGCGGGAAATGCAGT